GTCTTCTTGGTCGTAACATGGCTATCTACCTAGACCAGCTATCACGCGACACACTATATGCAGCGACTTCAACAATTTATGGTGAAGACCGCTCAGCACTTACAGCAGTTAACAACTGGTACGCAGATGGTACAACCGCTGCTAACCGCGCTGCTATGACAGGTACCTACTACATGACACCTCACACAGTGAAGGATGCAGTAGAGACCCTATCAACCAAGAACATCCCACGCCTCGGCGAAACATACGTTGCGTTTGTTCACCCACACCAGAGCCGTAAGCTCCGTGACAATCCAGAATTTATTGAAGTCACTAAGTACGCTGCTCCAGGTAACTTTATGCTCGGTGAAATCGGTCGTCTATACGACTGCGTATTCATCGAAACCACACAGGTTCTTAAGGTTGCTGGCGGTGCTGGTGCTTCTTACACCACAGACACAACTGTTGCTAACCCAACAGTAACTGCTGGTGGAGGTTACATCACTCCTGCTACAAAGACAGGTAATGGTGGTTCAGACCGCTACGCAGGTATCTTCATTGGAGATAACGCATTCGGTCACGCAATCTCTCTACCAGTTGAACTTCGCGATGGCGGAATTCTTGACTTCGGTCGTGAGCATGCTCTTGCTTGGTACTCAATCTTCGGTCTTGGTCTAATCACTGACCAGTCTGTAATCATTGCAGAAACCAACTAATTAGTTTTACCTAGGGGGCCTGGGCAACCAGGCCCCCACTTTAACAGTTACTAAATCGGAGGATATAAATGGCAAGTAAAGTAAAACCGACGGATGTTACTGGTCGCGTACGTGAAGCGGCTCTAGAAGAAAATCTAGAGGCAATGCAAGAACGCGCATCGGAAATGTCTATGGCTACTGCCGAAGCACAAATCAAGCTTGAAACAGAAGTAGTAGATGCAACCGTACCAAACCGTGCAACAGTTATTGTTGATGACCCAACAGTAATTAGCGAGTCAGAAGACTCAGTTGTAATCCGTGTTATCGAAACAATTGATTCTATGACACTAGGTGCAGGAAACTACTACAGCTTTAAAGCTGGACAGAAGTACAAAGTGTCTCGTCAAGTTGCACAGCATCTTGAGGAAAAAGGTTATCTAGCTGGAGTAATCTAAGCAGTTAACGGATTATCGAGCACTTAATTCGGCGGAGCGGCGGGCATTACTGCCCGCTTCTTCGTTTACATAGTCGTTAAAGGAGTGAATTAAGTGGCCTCAATGGCAGACCTTGTATCGAGAGTTCGTCTTGAACTTGGAGACTTACCTAAAGAATTTACCTTCACCGCTGATGGTGACGGTGTATTAAAAGATTTTTATTTAAACACTAAGCCTGTTGACCCATACACACTTTATGTCGCAGTTATTGACGACGTGGTCCCAGCACCCTTTGGTTATAAATTAGAAAAAGACCAAGGCATTATTCACTTTAAAGACCCCCTTATTGTTGGGGCAAAACTAGTTGTTAACGGAACTGGTTACAGATACTTTACAGATAGCGACATTGAGCGCTTTATTAATACTGCCGTAGAGCAGCACGTGTACGAAAGAACAGATAACTTTGGCAGCGCAATAAACCTTAAGATGATTCCTGGAGTTGAGGAATACCCAATTGCTATCCTTGCAACTATTGAAGCCTTGTGGGCTTTAGCTACTGATGCGTCCTTTGATATTAATATCACCGCGCCTGATGGCGTAGTGATTCCCCGTTCACAGCGCTATGCACAGCTGACTAACACAATTCAGCAACGCTGGGAACAGTACCGTCAGCTGTGCGCTGCTCTTAATATAGGCCTATGGCGTATACAGGTTGGCACTCTTCGTCGTACTAGCCGTCACACTAATAAATTTGTACCTATATACAAGGGCCAAGAGATTGATGATGCTAGAAAACCAGAGCGTATGTATCTTCCTGTAGACCCAATGGGGTATGAGCCTGTGCCTACAACAGCTGAGGTTTATGACATTGTTATGTACCAAGGCGACACATTTGAGCAAATTGTTGACTTTGCATTTAATATTACGGGTCTTACATGGAAAGCAGAGATTCGCACCTACCCTAATTCACCATCTAAATATGCCACTCTAGATGTTACAATTTTAGATGCTGCACAAGGAAGGCTTAAGTTGTCGCTAGTAAGTGATAAAACTAAATATCTTCCTGTTCGTGCGTTCTGGGATTTGCAGGCAACTAAAGTTTCAGACCCTACATGGGAAAAAACGTACTTGAGAGGTCAAGTATTTGTAACTCAACAGGTAACGGTGGACTAAAGTGGCAGATGAGATTATTGTCGTAGGCCCTGATAACAGCGATTGGTATCCAGGCGTAACTGGCCCTACCAGTGCAACGGGACCAACCGTACCTGTTGGTGTAACTGGCCCTACTGGACAACGCGGACCTACAGGTCCTGCTGGCGCAACAGGCGCAACAGGAGCCGCTGGTTTAACAGGCCCATCTGTAACAGGTCCAACTGGTCCTACAGGACGAACAGGCGCAACAGGTCCTACAGGTATTGCTGGAAGCGCTGGACCCGCTGGTGCCACAGGTCCTCAAGGTTATTCTGGTGTTCAAGGAGCAACAGGTCCTACAGGTGCACCTGGTCAAGGTTTAAATATTCTTGGCGAGTACCCAACACTTAATGATTTAACAACAGCAAACCCAACTGGTAGTGCTGGTCAAGCTTATCTTCTTGCTAACGGCAATTTAATTATTTGGAGCGGCGGTCAGTGGACTAACGTTGGAAACCTTGAAGGTCCAACTGGTGCTACTGGCGGTTCTGGTCCTACAGGACCACGTGGTCAACAAGGTCTTCAAGGTATTAATGGACCACAAGGTGCACAAGGTGACACTGGTCCTGTTGGTCCTACTGGCGCAACTGGTCCGCAAGGTCCGCAAGGTATTCAAGGAACACAGGGTCTTCAAGGCTTTGCTGGTCTTCAAGGTGTAACAGGTCCACAAGGTTTATCAATTACTGGTCCTACTGGTGCTACTGGTGCAACAGGCGCTGCATCGACAGTAATCGGTCCTACTGGTGCTGTAGGTGCTACTGGAGCTACTGGAGCAACTGGTGCTACTGGTGCTGCATCAACAGTGATTGGACCTACAGGTGCGACTGGTGCACAAGGAAATCTTGGACCTACAGGTCCACAAGGAAACATTGGTGCTACTGGTCCAACAGGTGCGGCATCTACTATTGCTGGACCAACGGGTCCAACAGGAACTACACGCCCTGTAACAAGTGTTACTTTTACTAATCAAGGTGTTTGGAGTTCACTTGGAACTTACGTTCTATATGACGGCGTAAGTTATGGAAGCGAAATCTGGGTATTAACTAACCCAGCACAATTTACAGTTGGTGGAATACCAAGTGATAACGGAACTGGTTGGGCTCTTTATGTAAAGGGTGCTACTGGTGCTACAGGCCCTACAGGTTCTGCAGGTTTCCCTGGTGCTGTTGGTCCAACAGGTGCTCAAGGTCCACAAGGTACTCAAGGTGTTGCTGGTACAGCAGGTTCTACAGGTACTCCTGGAACAACTGGTGCGCAGGGACCTACGGGTGCTACTGGTCCTGCTGGTTCTGGAATTTTTATTCTTGGAAGTTATGGCTCACTTGCTGCACTTCAAACTGCTCAACCTGTTGGAGCAACAGGTGACGGTTATCTTGTTAACGGTGTTCTATTTGTATGGGCTGGCTCTGCATGGGCAAGTGCTGGAGCAATCCAAGGTCCAACAGGTTCTCAAGGCGGCATAGGTCCAACAGGTTCACAAGGTCCTCAAGGAAATATTGGCCCTACTGGTGCACAAGGTATTCAAGGTATTCAAGGTGTTCAAGGTCCGACTGGTGCAACTGGTTTAACTGGTTTAACTGGTGCAACTGGAGCGCAGGGTATCCAAGGTGTTACTGGTCCAACAGGTCCTCAAGGTATCCAAGGTGTAACAGGACCTACTGGTATCCAAGGTCGCGGTTTAGGTATTCTTGGTTCCTTCAACTCTTTTGCGGAACTTAACGCAGCATTTCCAACTGCAGCAACTGGTGACGCATATCTTATTCAGGGTCAACTTTATGTTTGGCAAGGCAGCGCTTATGTAAACGCTGGTTTTGTTCAAGGACCTACAGGACCTACTGGTACCACAGGTATAACTGGTGCCACAGGCCCTACTGGAGCAGCATCTACTGTTGCTGGTCCTACTGGAGCTACTGGTCCACTTCCATTTACAGTTATTGGAACTTGGCAGCAAGGTCTTTCTTATCAAGTTGGTCAAGCAGTTTTCTACGACACCCCAACTTTAAAGGGAACATACGTTCGTAGAAACAGCGCATCAACTGCTGGAATCACTCCTCTTGAAGACACAGCAAACTG